CCCAATGACGAAGGGCTTTTCATGGCCATTAAAGCCCGCGCCGCCGTCTATGTCAGCCGCAATATAGCATCTGACGAACTCTTATCCATTATCCGGCGCTCGTCCAAAGGCGAATACCCTCTCAACGACAACTTCCTTTCGCAGCCCAAGGTAGCGGCGCAGGTGATGGAGCAGTTCCAGGACTTCTCCTGGGGCAAGGGCGTTGAGAGCTTCATCTCCCCTTTGACGCCGCGCGAGACCGAAATACTCAACTATATGGCTAAAGGCTATCTCAACAAGCAGATCGCCAACATGCTGGATATCAGCGAGCAAACTATCAAGAACCACGTCACATCCATCCTGCGCAAGTTGGATGCCAATGCCCGCACTCAGGCTGTCATCACTGCCGTCCGCCGCGGCATCATCTCACTGAGCTAACGTTCAGCGTATCCATAGTGAATATCCCGGATCTGCCAGCTATAGCCTCGCATATAAATCGCCGTCATTAGTCGAATTCTTGCAATATAAAAATGAATCAGACGGCCGATAAATCAAGCTGGTGTTGATACTGCCCCGCCTTCACATCGTATTCCAGCGAATAGCCTGACACCCGATAGTTGCCCGACTGATCAGCTCCGGAATCCACGACATTGAGCACGTCCCATAGCTCCAGGGCACAATGCGGCGGGATGAGGATTTTACCTTTCTGCCCGTCGAGGCGGTTCTTCCCCAGCACCGCTATGGCCACATCGGCGGCAACGGCGGCGGTGATGGCGGCGGGGGTATGCTGAACCTCTAACCTTTCGCCGACCAGATCAACCTCTGCCTGAAGGATGGCATTGCCGGTGACCAGGGACCCGGCCAGATCCTCGCCGACAATAAAAGCACGGTTGACCTGGGGGATATCGATTTCATAGGACGCCTCCCAGATAATATGAAAAGGCACCGTGGTTGAAACGGTGAAGGCCTGGGATGAAACGATAGCGGCCGGGGGTGAGACGACGACACCCGTCATGGGACCGGCAACAACAATATAGGCCTGGCTGGTTACCGTGGCCGTGGGTGGTGAACTGGTGACATTCCGGGCTGCCGTGACCGTGGGGGCATAAGCCTGACTGGTGACGATACCTGCAGGTGCATTGACCGTGGCATTAGTGCCGACCGAAACGATGGGGGCAAGGGCTAAGCTGGTGACGGTGGCAACCGGTGGGGAGCTTGCGGCCGATATCTGGACGGTGGGGGCTGGGGCAGTACTGGTGACGGTGGCGGTGGGGGCATTGACGGTAATATCTACTTCTAATGTACCAAACCCGTCAAAACTAGTTGTATAACTAGCCTCGGTTGTATACCCGGCAGGGCCGTCCCATGAGGCCGGATAAGAGAAGGTAGAATAAGTTAATCCCGTTTTCCAGTAACGTTTTTGACTGCCGGTTGAATTGCGTACCGTTACTCCCTGGGTATCCGTTATATATACAATTCAGTATTTAGTTCCGTTCGTTACTGATACTGAAAGGCCAGTCAGTTGATTCCATTGATTAAGGGTACACGCTTTTGTCCCAGAAGCTAATAATGTACCGGGTTGATCGCTTCCATTATCTGAATATATGGCTAATTTAGCATTGCCGGAAACAGCGCTGTAAACCTCCAGGCCTGTCAATGTCCCGGTCGCGGGGGCGATATATTCCCAATAACAAACAGTACCAGCGCCTATCTGACTGGCTGAATATTGAGTGTGATCGCCGACAAGAACTGTCATTTAACTCTCTTATGCTGCGGTAATGGTGAAGATGCCCGAAGCATTCCAGGTGATCTGAAAAGTCCCCGAGGTGGACACCTTATCTGCGCCGAAATCGACATAGGCCAGCAGCTTCTTATCTGCGGCCGCAGCAGGCGAGGCGTCATAGATAACCGCATAACGGGCGGTAATGGTGCTATTGGCCCATGAGATATCATCGGCGTCAAAGGTCAATACTGTTGTGCTGGTGGCCAGCGTCTTATTGGCGAGGGTTGCGCCGCCGGTGGTATAGCCGTTGCCACTGGCAACCTCGTTGGTAAGGTCCGCATAGCTTTCATGCGTATTTTGGTTGGGGGTATAAGACGAGGTATGCAGGCTGACCTTGACGGCGGTACCTGCGGCGCTCAAATCGGTAATGAGCTTTTTCAGGGCATTAAGGGGCATCTTGGAATAGACTTTCGCTGATTCGGCCATGGTTTATTTTCCTCCTTCGAGCTGCGCCCGGATATCCGGATTAACGCAGGCTGGATCGATAATATGACATTGCCCATCGTGGCATGAGATATACCTTACAATCCCTGCCTGCTTACCGGCGGCGTAACCCATGCGGTGGCTGACAACGCAGCCGGCCACCAGGATAAACAGGACCAGAAACCAAAGGTAAAAATCCTTTTTCATTCTTACTCCTTTAAATACGTTCAAAACGGAAAAAACTGGACATGCTTGATGAATTTAGGTTAGTCTCTCGCATATAGAGGTAACCGAAATGAATAATTTTTTAGACTGGCTAACGCTCATTGCTCCGGCATTACCCACCGTAGGTATAGGTATTATTTTTTTATTCCAAGCCTTCAAATGGTGGAAATCAAAACCACTACCCAGTAGAGCACTTATGCTATATGGCACCTTTATTATTGTGATTGCCTTGGTATTTTTTGCCATAAACTCAGAGATTAAACTGACGCCGGGACTGCAAATAGCGAGTTTTTCACTTATTTTTATTTTCGAAAGTTTTCTATGGTTTGAAGAAGGAAATAATAAGTTCATTGCCTTGATAACTTTTACAGTCGGATTTTTGCTATTAATAGCCGGAATATTCTTAAGCTGTTTTGCCGCTAAAGAATACTGGTGGATTCCAGCGGTTATATACATTGCTTTTTTCGTAAGTCCCCTCATCATATTCAGAAAACTCTTTAAGCGAACCTCAAATAGTAAGAAGGCCCATCCGTAGCCTGGGGGTACACAATATAGCCATCGAGGCCGACAAAGAAGATAACATCAGGGACCAGGGCTAAAAGATTGCGCAGGACCACTGCGCCATTTTCCCCTGCATTGACGGACAGGTGGGGGTAGATGGCGGTGATATAGGAGCTGCGGGACTTATAGGTCAAAGTACCCCCCACGGCCGCCACGACCTTGCCTATCAAATCATAGACTGAGAAATCGGAGGCGGCGGCATTCCACTCCGCAGGCCGGTTGAAGGCATACCTTTCCAGCAAGCCCCATGCGTCCACGCAGCGGACGGTAAACAGGCTTTCGCCGGGCTTCCTGGAATAGCCCACGGCCTCAATAAAATACTTGCCGGCAACCGATAACAGATCGGTGCTGGCCCGATAGCCGATGGACAAGGTAACCTGGCTGCCGCGCTTAAGCGAAGCGATAAGCGAAGAGCTGCCGGTCCCTGGGGCATTGTAAGCATCCCTGGAATTATCAAGATAAAATTCCAGAGATCCGGGCAACATATCCCTGACCCTCTCCTTTATCAAAATAACATCGGACACCGGCACGGCATAATTCGTTCCGGCTCCACTTCCTGCCGCCGGCGGTGACCAGCTCCCCGGCAATACCGTGCGCCATACCTGATCGGGGGCTGCCGCATAAAGATAGACGCCGTCGCTGCCCAGGGCAAGGCCATAGGTAGCGGTAACATCGAGGGGATAGGCCTTATACCAGTCCATATCTTTGAACTCGGTGCCCGGCCGCAGGCGGTAGAACCAGGGGGCATTATCCTTGGTGAAGGAATAAAGAGCGCCCATAGAGGACTGATAGCAGAGAAACGGGTCGTCGACGCCAAGGTTATCAACCGCCCTGGCCTGGTTGACAGCCGATACCTGCTCGTAATAGGTGGGGATATACTTGCCGGCCCGGCCGGTCTTGAACTGCCGCATAGCCATCTGTGCCGAGAAGTCGACCTTGGCCTTGCTGGAATTGATGAACTGCCAGCCGGACCATACCCCCACGGCATACTGATCACCGTCACCATAGATGCCCCTGGCTAACCTGATATAAGTCCCATCCAGCATGAGGGCTAAGATATTCCAGTCACCATCGTGGTACAGGGCCAGCGCCGACACCGGATGATCACCAGCTATCTGGCCGCCGCCGGTTGTCCATGTTCCGCCTACCCTTTTCTGGATATAAAGCGAAGTCGGATCGTTGACGTCGCTGGCATGCACTACGGCAAGGTCACCGTTAGCCTTGAAAGCCGCCGAGCATCCCCTTTCACAGGGGCGGGCGCTAGACATTTTAATCCAGCTTCCCCAGGTAGCCCCATAGTCCGAGCTTTCCTTTCGGTAGAGGTTAGTACCATCGCTGCCGAAGGCCACGACATTGGCGCCCTGGGCGGTGATGGAAATAGGGCCGGCAACCACTGAACCAAAATTTGACACCCAGGTTGACCAGTCGGAATTAACAGATGGTGAAGCGACACGCTGGTAATAAAGAGTGCCGGCAACATTGCGCAGCCGGCAGACCGAGCCGTCACCTGGCACGGCCAACCCGTGGAAGATTGAGGCGGTGGCATCCGATATCGAGGTTAGCCGCTCCCAGACGAAATCCTGCCACTGCAGCTCGGTGGCTGCCACGGCGGCCGGATGGCCGTAGGGGGCAACCTCCAGCTTGACCAGGGGCTTACGGCTGGCCTTAATCTGCTCGGCTAGAAGAGCGGGAGAAAGTGCTCTCATATTTTCCCTTTACCGATGTAATTGCGAGCGAAGCGAAGCAATCCTTTGATCGAAGACACCTGCCCTGACCCAATGCCATGAGATTGCCACGTCGCCCTGCGGGCTCCTCGCAATGACATGGTTAAATCGGCTCCTGACAATGACATTTTTGGATTCATGGAGTTATAAAGGGAGCCGTCAGGACCCTGGCGGCTCCATGATCAAAACTTACAAAAGCTTGGCGAAGTCCCAACCGACCTGCGTCGGGCCAACGAAACCGGAGCCGTAGATGCTCCAATCAATGGGCTTACCCATGAGCTGGGCTAAACCATCCGAGGCCGTATACAGGTCATTGAAGTACGTCACCATGCTGCGCAGGTTCTCGAAGGTCGAATCGGTGCAGGTCAAGTTATTCTTCTGCTCGTAAGCCCTGCGCAATTCCAGCATATAGCTGTTAAGGTTGGCTGCCTGCGCCGGCGAGGGCGGATTATCGAGCTTGGAATAAAACTTGAAAGCATCGACGAAGAGGACTATGCCCTTGTCGACCAGGCGCTTCCCTTCGCTTATGCGGTACTGGCGGGGGATGGGGCGCAGGTCGAAGTGGGCAATGGCGGGCCAGAAGTAATAGGCCCTGGTCAACGGGGTGACCGTCTGGCCGTCCTTGCGTATGCCTTCCTCTGCCGCCGCCTCGTATTTGTCGAGGTCAACCGGCGTGTAAACCTCAACATCGGCAGCCTGGGCAATTTGTGCTACGGCAGGCTGCACAACCGAAGCACTCTCAGCTTTTGGGGATGCGTCCGAAGCGGGAGCCGGGGCCGGGGGAGCTGCAGCCGCTGTGACACCTGCCGATATGGCTTTCTCCTTATCGACGCCGCCCTGCACCACGGTATAGACCATGCCGACTATGACCGGCACCATGGGAATGATTACGCTGCTCCAGAACTGCGCCAGTGTGTCGGCATGCGCCGGGTCCTTGACGAAAAACAGGATGATCGTCAAGAGGGTGGTGAAGATGGTAACGGAGATTTTCTTGTAACCGTCCAGTGGGGTGGAAGTATCCATTTGTTTTTTCTCTCCTTTCATTTATTTATTTTTTCCGCATGTCATTGCGAGCGATAGCTTTATTAGGTCATTGCGAGCGAAGCGTGGCAATCCTTTGATTCGAAGGCATGGGGCATGAAGCAATGCCAAAAGATTGCCACGTCGCCCTGCGGGCTCCTCGCAATGACGTGTTTTAATGGTGCTCCTCTCCACGACGTGTCTAAATCGTTCCTCGCAATGACGTGGATAAACGATCATATCAGAACACAAAGGGCGTCGGGGACACAGCGGCCGGCTTTCTTATAATGGCCGGCCAAATGCCTGGCGCCCTGGATGATGAGCTCGGGGTCGGCGGTTACCCGCTTACCCTCATCGCCGAAGCGAGACAAAAGCATGACGGCCTTTTCCAGCAGCAGCCAGTCAACCGTATGCTCATAGCCGACCTTGCCGATGGCCGCCCGCTTCACTTCCCTGGTATGGTGGGGGAGCTGCCAACCGGCCTGGTCCTGCTTATCCGGAACGATGGCGAAGCCCTGCCAGGGCAAACCATCCTTTAAAGGCGTTTCTGCTTTGACGGAATCGTTTAACTTTTTCTTCAATCGAATCTCCTTATCGATAAACCCTAAACTCCAAAATCTAAGTTCTAAACAAGTTCAAAACACAAAATACAAATTATTTGAGATTTGAGCTTGGTATTTGTTTAGTATTTAGAATTTAGGATTTTCATTTTTATTCCTCGGGCACTAAGCCGCCCGTTTTCAATTTCTTGGGGTTGTAACCTTTGATGCGATCCAGCGTCGCATAGAACTGCGCAAAAGTAGTTTTGGCCCAGACGGTATAATCCTGGCTGACCTTCTGGCCTCCAAAAAGCTGAGTAACCGAATACTGAGCCTGTGAGCTGATGGCGAAAGCCGCCGCTCCCAGCGCAATGATGTGCTCATGCGCCGTGGGGATGGTAGAACTGGATGCGCCGATGCTGTGCTTTTTCAGCCAATAGACATTGCAATTTGTTCCATCCCCGAAATAGCCGTCCAGGAAGGTGAGCAAATCAAGCCACACAGAAAACCGGTGCGACTCGTAAGGCTGGTCGATTACCGGATGCTCCACACGTAAAACGTCAATGCGGTCGATCAAGGTGGAGATATCCACGGTGTTGTCGTCGTCGACAGTGTCCAGGACGTTCATAACCTGCAGGGGGCAATACTCGGAATATTCGAGCACGGCCTTATCGATGGCCCGGTCAATCTCGTCGTCCGTCCAGCGATAGTTAGCGTTGTCCTCATCTTTCAAGTCCCTGCGGACTAAAGCCCTGATTGTGGTTATTGTTGTCATTGATTTATCACCCATCCCCTGGCCCCTTCCCTTAAGGGAAGGGGAGACCATTTTTTTCTAAGAGGGAACAGGTTCCCTCTTCAACACCTTTTTCCTTGTTGCACATAGGGGGTGACCATTTTTTTCTAAGAGGGACCAGGTTCCCTCTTCAACGCCTTTTTCCTTGTTGCACGCAGGGGGTGATTATTTTTTACTAAGAGGGGCTGACGCCCCTCTTCAACGCCTTGCATTTTCATCTCTTTTAAGCGGTGGCGGCGGTGTCGGGCCGCCGCCACCTTATAGCATGGAGGTGTCCCTTAAAGGCGCACTACTCCTTTAAAGGCTTAGGCTGACAGGGCATCGACACGGCTATCAAGGAAAAACTGGATTGCCGTTGCCGATAGGGCTATGCCGATCACGGTAGTGGCATCATTGGTGGTGGATGGGATTGTCTGCGTCACACCGCCATTATTGGTGCCTTCATCGACATAAACGGGATTGCCCACGGTGGCCCCGGAATAACCGTCTACCACGCAATGGGTAGCGACCGGGCACAAGCCGCCGCTGGGGGCATCTTTCAAGGCTACAAGCCTGCCCTGGATAACGCCGCTGACGGTAGCCAGCGCCCGTTTCCAACCGGAGCTATAACCCAGAATATCGCCCTCTTTGACGGCCTCGGCCACGGTGACCATAGCGGCCTCGGGACCTGGCCCGACGATAACGTGTCTTCCTTTCAATGGATCTGCAAATGCCATAACAAAACTCCTTCGGAGTTTTAAATTCTAAACTCTAATTTCTAAGCTCCAAACAAATACAAAGTTCAAAATCCAAAACATTTGAGCTTCGGGTTTTGAGTTTATTTAGGATTTAGTGTTTAGGATTTAGAATTTCTCCTTTTTATTTAGTCCTGCACGCCGATGAGAGCTGCGGCCTTAACATTGCTGAAAAGGGCCAGCGAGCAGTACATCTTGATGCGGGTGCGCTTGGCGTCCTTGGTTTCCATATCGCCGATAGGGACGATCTGCAGCCCGCCTGGGCCGGTAAGACCGCACACGCCATCTTCACCGAAAGACACGCCGTAGATGGTGCTGTTGGTGGAGCCGGTGAAAACACCGGTTTCGACCGAGCCGCTGACGACGTGGGTATCCTTGATGAGATCCGATATCGATATCGGGATGCCGTTATAGAACTGCACGAACTCTCCCAGCAGTCCTTTGCCGACTTCGAGGTTATTGCCGGCAGCCCTGGCCAGGGCGGCGATCTTCCTGCGGGACCTGCGGCTCATCATCAGCAAATCGGGCTTGCCGCCCTTGACCGCATCGATGAGCGAGTCCAGCATGGCAAGAGTCAATGTGGCGCCGGTTGCGCCTGCGGCGACGAGCTGGTCGCTGGCGGTTCCGGTAGCGATGAGCTTGATCAGCCCGTCAAACTGGTTGGGGGTGCCGGAATTATCGCCGTAGACAAGCTTGTCCTCCAGCTCATACCTGATGGCCTTGGCGGTTAGCTCGATGATGGCGCTTTCCACGTCCATGATGTTTGACCTGGTCTGCCTGATGTAGTTATCTACATCGGCATTCTGGCCCAGGATAGCCAGGGTGGCCGTCTTCTGCGTGAAGGTTACGGCCGGGCTGGTCGTCCAATCATCATTGACGGCATGCCACTCGGCGGACGGAAGCGCCAGCTCACGGTTGTACGTGAGTGCATTGCCCACGATCTCAACCCACGGCATGAGCTGGAGCAGGGGGCAATCCTTGATAATGGTTTCGATGACACCCTGGTACATGGTGTCATTTGAAAGCTTCGCTGCTTCGGTTAAAGTTGTTCCCAAATCATTCTCCTTCGGAGAAACTCTAAACCCCAAAATCTAAGCTCTAAATAAGTTCAAAACACAAAATCCAAACCATTTGAGCTTTGAGCTTAGTATTTGTTTAGTGTTTAGTGTTTAGT